AGGTTCATCATTTTCAAGTGCGCTTGTAGGTACTGCTGGTACAGCTAATAGAGGTGGTGGTGGCGGAGGTGGTACTGATGGTTATAATTCAGGTGCTGGAGGTTCAGGCATAGTCATCATATCTTACACATCTGCTACACCTAAATTCACAGGTGGTACAGTCACAACTTCTGGTGGTAAACAAATACACACATTCACAGCTTCAGGTTCTCTTACACCTGCAAGTGCAGTTATAGCAGACTATTTAGTAGTTGCTGGTGGGGGTGGAGGTGGTGCTGTTGCAAACACTTCTGCTGGTGGTGGTGGTGCAGGTGGTTTACTTGCATCTACAACTACACTTTATTATCCTGCTACATACACAGTAACAGTAGGTGCAGGTGGTGCAGGTGGTGTTAATGGTTCTGATTCTATAGTTTCAGGCACAGGTTTATCTACAATCACATCTACTGGTGGTGGTAGGGGTGGTTCAGGTTCTTATGCTGCTTCAACTGGTGGTTCAGGTGGTGGTGGTGGTTATTTTGTTTATCCTACAGGTGCTGCAGGAACTTCAGGACAAGGTTTTGCTGGTGGTAATGGTAATAATGTTGCAGGAAATAGAACTTCTGGCGGTGGTGGTGGTAGTGGTTCTGTTGGTGTAAATTTTACTAGCACAGCTTCTGGTAATGGTGGTAATGGAACTGCGTCATCTATATCAGGTTCAAGTGTTACTTACGCTGGCGGTGGCGGTGGAGGTGCAGAGTCTGAAACAAGAGGAACAGGTCAAGCTGGTGGTGGTAATGGTGGTAATGCTTCAAATAACTGCACTTCTGCAACAGCAAATACAGGTTCAGGTGGCGGTGGTATAGGCGGTAACCAACCATCTTCTACAACATTTGGTTCTGGCGGTTCAGGTATCGTTATCATCTCATACACAGGCTCACAACAATTTACAGGCGGAACTGTAACATCATCAGGTGGCAAAACAATACATACATTTACAAGCTCTGGTAGTTTAGCTCCTATATACTCTGTAGACTATTTAGTAGTTGCAGGAGGTGGAGGTAGTGGAACTGATGGTGGCGGTGGCGGTGGTGGTGGTGGATACCAAACATCTACAACAAATTTAATTATAGGCAATACATATACAGTTACTGTTGGTAGTGGAGGTGCAATTCATGGTAGTGGAAATAACTCTTCATTATCAGGTACAGGCATAACTACCATTACTTCTACTGGTGGTGGTGGAGGTGGTGGTAGTGGAAACGGTAGTGCAGGTTTAACTGGTGGCTCAGGTGGTGGTGGTAGAGGATGGAATGGAAACACAGCCAATGGAGCAGCAGGTACATCAGGACAAGGTAATGCTGGTGGAAATGGTGGTGTTGCGCCTGCCAGTGCATCTGGAGGAGGAGGCGGTGGTGCTAGTGCATCAGGTGCAAACGGAACAGGATCACAAGCAGGAGCTGGAGGTAACGGTACTGCATCTAGCATAACTGGTTCTTCTGTCACATATGCAGGAGGTGGTGGTGGTGGTGGTTATCCACTAGGTGGAACAGCAATAGGAAATGGTGGCTCTGGAGGTGGTGGTAATGGAGGTGGAAATGCTACAGCAGGGGTTGCAGGGACTGCTAACACAGGTGGTGGTTCAGGTGGTGGTGGAGGTGCAGGTGGACTTGGAAATACAGGAGGCTCAGGTATTATAATTCTACGCATTCTAACATCTAAGTATTCTGGAACAACTACAGGAAGCCCAACAATTACAACAGATGGACTTTATACTGTGGTAAAATATACTGCCTCTGGCACTTACGTAGCTTAACTTAAAGGAGAAACATTTTGGCACATTTTGCTCAACTAGAAAATAACATAGTAAAACAAGTAATAGTAGTATCTAATCAAGACATTCTTGATGAAAATGGACAAGAGTCAGAACAAAAAGGTATAGACTTTTGCTCTAACCTATTAGGAGGTACTTGGAAACAAACATCCTATAACGGTAAAATTCGTAAGAATTATGCTGGTATTGGGTATACTTATGATGAAGGTCGTGATGCTTTTATTCCACCTAAACCATATAATTCATGGTTATTAGATGAAGATATTTGTCAATGGAAAGCTCCAGTTGACTATCCAACTGATGGTGAAAGATACACTTGGAATGAAGAAACATTAACTTGGGACAAAGTAGAGGTAGAATAATGACTCCTGATCAACAAAAAGAAGCCATTAAAGAAGCATTAGAAGAGTGGTTAGATAAACAATTTACCAAGTTTGGTAGATGGTCTCTTCGTAGTATTGGGGCAATAGCTCTAGCGGCATTAGTGTATATGTGGGCTATGTCGCATGGCTGGTCTATTAAATAAAAAAACTTTACGACACTTATATAGTGCCTTTATAAAGCTACCCCCATTTAATAGATACCCAATGCCTTCACCTCTAAAGATGAGGTTTGAAGTGATGGATTCAGATGATTGTGATGGATTGTTTACACCAAGTAACATGACTATTCACATAGAATCTAGACAGAATAGTTTTAAGAAGATGACTGAAGTATTGCTACATGAGATGATTCATGTGTTGTTATATAAAAGAAATATGTACACAAATAAGTATGCGAACCATGATGGTGATTTTGAAGAGTTAGCTAATGAAGTCTGTAAGTTGTATAAATTTAATAGAAAGACATTTTAATGAAACATTTAATATATTTACTTTTAATATTAGCAACACTATTTTACATCCATAAAGCTGAAGCAGAAGAATACATGGTTATGCAGTATAATGAGAATGTTCGTATAGTTCTCTCTAAAGAGAAATGTCCTACAAAAGGATTTAGAGCTGTAGCTCAAAGAATAGATAAGCAAGTAATGAAAGCTTGTTGGTCTCCTAACGGAAACTTAATTAATATTCAATGGGAAGGTGGAGACTTTAGTGAGTTTCCTGTAGATAGATTTTATCCAGTAGAGGTGAAATAATGGATCCAGTAACAATATTAGCAGCATTAGGACCTTTAGCAGTAGATTTAGGTAAGTCACTCATCAACAGATTTGTAGCACCTGATCAGTTTAAACCCGCTACTATAGAACAATATGCTCAAATGAAGGGCATAGATTTAGAGTTCTTTAAAGTGATGAATGAAGCAGGTGGAGGTAATCCATCTTATCCATGGGTAGAAGCTATTGTAAGACTTATGAGACCAGCGATTGGTCTATTAGTATTAGCTACATGGGCAACTATGCACCTACAAGGTATCGCAACACCTGAGGTAGATAACTTTGCTAGTGCTGTAGGATTCTATTTATTCGGTGAAAGAAGTTTGTTCTACATTAAGAAGAAATGAAGTTAAGTCCTAATTTTAGTTTAGAAGAACTTACTTTTAGTCAAGTAGCATCAAGAAGAGGGTTAAATAATACCCCTTCAGAGAAAGTAAAAGATAACTTAGAAAGACTTGCATTCTTTTTAGAACAAGTCCGTAAACTATTTAATAAACCACTCCTGATTAGTTCAGGATATAGATCGAGGGAAGTAAATGAAGCAGTGGGTGGAAGTAAAGCCTCACAACATTGTGAAGGATGTGCAGCTGACTTTAATGTCAAGGGAATGTCTCCTAATGCTGTGGTCAGAGCCATTGTCGATGCTAATATACCTTACGATCAGGTCATACTAGAATTTGATAGTTGGATACATATTTCTATCCCAACTGTTAAAGGAGTAGCACCAAGGAAACAAGCTTTAATTATAGATAACAAAGGTAAAAGAAACTTTAACTAAGAGGGAATAATTATGCCAATGGTCGGAATGAAAAAATTTAGTTACACATCTAAGGGAAAAAAAGAAGCTAAAGAGTACGCAAAGAAAACTGGTAAGAAAATGGTTTCTAAACCTAAAAAAACTGGTGCAAAGCGTGGCTACTAAGCAAGGACTCTATGCTAACATCCATGCTAAGCGTAAAAGAATAGCAGCAGGATCAGGTGAAAAGATGCGTAAGGTGGGGGCTAAAGGTGCTCCCACTGCTAAAGCATTTAAACAAAGTGCTAAAACAGCGAGGAAGAAATGATTAAAAAAGGCAAAGAAACTTTTAGTGGTTTTAATAAACCAAAGAAAACTCCTAGCCATCCTACTAAAAGTCATGCAGTGTTAGCTAAAGTAGGGGATGTAGAAAAGTTAATTAGATTTGGTCAGCAAGGTGTAAGTGGTGCAGGATCTGCCCCTAAAACAGCTTCTGAGAAAGCTAGACAAAAGTCTTTTAAAGCAAGACACGCTAAGAACATAGCAAAAGGTAAAATGTCAGCAGCATATTGGGCTGATAAAGTAAAATGGTAATAAATTAGTTGACAAATAGCCATTCTTATGGTATAATTGTTGTATATACTGGGAAAATAACACATGACTTATTTAGAAATTGTCAATAAGGTTTTAAAAAGATTAAGGGAACCAACAGTGGCTTCTGTGAGTGAAAACTCATATAGCTCATTGATCGGTGACTTAGTTAATGTCGCTAAGCGAGAAATTGAAGACGCATGGAACTGGTCTGCTTTAAGAACAACTCTTACAGCTACCACTGCTCCTGATCTCTTCAACTATGTGCTTCGTGGTGCTGGAACTCGTTTTAGAGTTATTGACGTTGTAAATGACACAGACAATTTCTTCTTACAACCAAGAGATAGTAAATGGTTTGAAACAAACCTATTAATGGTTCCTGTACAAAAAGGAACTCCTAAATATTATAACTTTAACGGTGTAACACAATATGGTGATACACAAGTTGATATATTCCCTGTACCTGATACAGCTTATACAGTTCGTTTTAATGTGGTTATGCCACAAGATGATTTAACAGAAGATGCTGAAGTAGTACAAATACCTTATACCCTTCTTATTGAAGGTACTCTTGCAAGAGCAATTGCTGAGAGAGGTGAGGATGGTGGAAACCAAGATCAAGAAATGCGTTATAGAAATATGTTAGCAGATTTAATTGCAATTGAAGCTGGTACTCGTCCTGAAGAAACTACTTGGTATCCTAAATAATGGCTGGAACATTAAAGACTACTTCTATAGCTGCACCTGGATTCATGGGTTTAAATACTCAAGATTCCTCTGTTACACTTGAGAGTGGTTATGCTTCTATTGCTACTAATTGTATCATTGATAAATATGGTAGATTAGGTGCTAGAAAAGGATGGGATGCTGTTACTACAAATAATGGTACTCTTACTGATTCAGAAGCTATTGGTTCTATATTTGAATTTAAAGAGATAGATGGTACAATTACTTATTTATCTGCTGGTGGTGGTAAACTATTTTCAGGAACTGAAACTCTAACAGAGCACATTCCTAAAGCAGCAGACCAAACAACTAATGCCCCTATTACTCCTACAGATGATAGATGGCAATTTGCAGCACTACCTGAAGGAAGTGGTATTACAGCCTCTTCATACGGCTTTGCAGCACAAATTGGTAATCCATTCTTAGTATGGAGAAAGTCATCTCATTCAGGTCCTTACATCTTTCAAAGAGTAGGTGATTATGGAACTAAGCCAACAGGTGTTACAACATTTGACCCTGATTGTGTATTAGCAGCATTTGGTAGAATATGGACAGCTAGACTAACAAGTAATAAAGTTAATCTATATTATAGTAGATTGTTAGATGGAGCAGCATTTACTGGTACTGGTTCAGGTTTATTAGATATTAGCTCTGTAGTTGGTAATAATGATGAGATTACAGCATTAGCTTACCACAATAGTTATTTAGTTATATTCTGTAAGAATCACATTGTTATCTATCAAGGTGCTAACGATCCAACTACAATGACATTAGCTGATGTGGTAGTAGGTGTAGGATGTATAGCAAGAGATTCTGTACAAAGCACAGGTACTGATTTAATATTCTTATCAAAGAGTGGTGTAAGAAGCTTTAACAGAACAGTGCAAGAAAATACAATGCCTCTTCGTGAACTCTCTTTAAATATTAGAGATGACCTAGTAGGATACTTAGCAGTTGAAACTGTGGAAAATATTAGAAGTGCATACTATGAAAAGGATGCTTTCTATCTTCTAACATTTCCAGGTTCTAAGATTATGGTCTATTTTGACTTAAGACAAGCACTACAGAATGGTGCTGCTAGAACTACATTATGGAATAACACAGCTGGTACAAATTATACAGCATTTTGTTCTACCGAGGATAGAGAATTATTTATAGGTCTTCCAGGTAAGATTGTTAAATACAATGGCTATTTAGACGGTAATGCGTCATATAATATGCAATATTATACTTCTAGTTCTGATTTAGGAAGTGCTACAACAAATAAAATGCTTAAAAAAGCATCATTAGTACTCATAGGTAGTGGTGATCAAGACTTCTCATTTAAGTATGGTTATGACTATACATTAAATTATACTTCACAACCTATTAATAGAAATTTAGGTTCAGGTATATATAGTACTTTTGGTAGTACTTTTGAGTATAATATAGCAAAATATTCTTCTGTAGGTATAGGTGTTAATACAATTAGTGTACCTTTAGGTGGATCAGGAAAAGTAATACAATTTGGAGTTGAATCAGAGATTAATGATAATCCAGTGTCTATTCAAAAAATAGATGTTTATTTACAAACAGGGAAAATGATATAATGGCAAACTATACCAAGTCAACTAACTTCTTAGCAAAGGATTCATTAGCTTCAGGAGATCCAGCTAAAATTATTAAAGGTTCTGAATTTGATGTAGAGTTTAATGCTTTACAAACAGCAGTCAATAGTAAAGCTAATTCTATTTCTCCTGCTTTAACTGGTACTCCAACAGCTCCAACAGCTAGTTCAGGGACTAATACATCACAAATTGCTACTACAGAGTTTGTAACTACTGCTGTTTTAAATGGTGGTGCCCCATCAGGTTTAATTGCTATGTGGTCAGGTTCTATTGCAACTATCCCTGCTGGTTGGTTATTATGTAATGGTACAAGTGGTACTCCTGATTTAAGAAATAGATTTGTAGTGGGTGCTGGTTCTACTTATGCAGTTGCAGCTACTGGTGGTAGTGCAGATGCTATAGTGGTTAGCCATACCCATACTGTGACTGATTCAGGTCATAGCCATACAACAGGAACAACAGGTAATAGTTACCTTGGTGATGTTTCAGGTGGAGGTGGTAGAACACATCCATCAGGTTCATCAGCAAATGTTACATCAACTTCTACAACAGGTATTTCTATTAATACAAGTGGCTCTAGTGGTACAAATGCTAATTTACCTCCATACTATGCTTTAGCATATATAATGAAGAGTTAATGAGTAAGATAGAATATGTAAATCTTCTTTATAGGATTTATGGAAGTCCTAAAGAGAATAAAAAGGAATTTATTGAAGAAGCAATAACTTGGGAATATTACCCAGTTTATAAGAATGATTTAGTAGTAGCTTTGTTTATGACTAAAGGGAATAATATCCATTGTGGATGTCTTCCTGAGTATAAAGGTAAGTGGTTTCCAATGAAAATGTATAAAAGATTATGTAAGAATATAATCTTAAAATATGGAAAAGCTGAAACATCTACTTTTCCTGAAACAAAAGAGTTCGTAGAAAGACTTGGGTTTAAGGAAGTAAGTAGAAATGAAAATGTTATTAATTTTATAAAAACAGAGGTTTAATATGAGTTTTGTATCAAAATTATTCGGTGGTAAAGATGCTCCTAAAGTCCCTGACTATCAAGCATCACCAATAACCACTCCTTATGGCACAGTGACCCCTTCAGGTGCTGGTGGTGTTAGTGTATCATTATCGCCTGAATTACAGAAGTTTTTTAATTTATATACCTCTGCTGCTGAAAGAGCTCTCCCTTCTGAAGAGCAATTAAGCTTTGCTGGTGATGTTTCTCAAATGGGACAAGGTTTATTCTCTAGAGGTGCTGGTACAGATATTGGTGCTAAGACAAGAGACTACTACAATCAAGTAATTTCTAGTATGGAACCACAAAGAGCTCAAGAAGAGTCTAGACTTGCTGATACACTATTTTCACAAGGTCGTACAGGAGCTGGTGTTGGTGTTAGTGGTGGTGGTTATATTAACCCTGAACAATACTCTTTATTTAGAGCTAGAGAAGAAGCTAATAAAAATATTTATCTAGGTGCTGAAGATAGAGCAAGACAACAACAGATTGATGACCTTAGAAATGCTTTAGGTATCTATGGCACTGGTCAAGAACTTGCTGTAGCCCCATTAACAACTGCAGCTGGTTTATTAGGAACTGGTGTTAATCTAGCTGGTCTTCCTTCACAATATATTCCATACTCATTACAAGCTGGTCAAAATGTAACTGGTGTAAACCAACAAAATGCTCAAATTGAGGCTCAAAATCAAGCTAACCGTCTTGGCTTTTGGGGTGGTCTCATTGGTACAACAGTTAATGCGTTTAATCCATTCACTAAACTAGGTGGTTTATTTGGTGGAAGCTCTCCTGCTTCAAGTGGGGGTGGTGCATTTACTGGTGGAATTACACTACCTAGATATTAATTAAGGAAAAATTATGGCTGGAATCGTACCTAGTTTATTTGGACCTACTCCACAAGAGTTAGAAACTCAAAGAAGACAACAACAATCTGAGTTACTAAAAGCTTATGCTGCTCAAGGTCCTAGAGCTGCTGCTGGAGCAGGTGTTGGCACATTGATTGGTCAAGGTCTTAATGCTTTATTTGGCACACAAGACCCTGAAATTAAAAGAGCCACTGATGTCTATAAAGTATTACAAACTACTCAACAAGAACTAGGTGATGGTGTATCTGACCCTAACATTCTTTATCCTACTCTTCAAAAGAGATTCACAGAAGCAGGTTTACCTGATGTTGCTGCTAAGGTAGCTGAAGAAGGTGCTTCTAAGATTATTGATTGGAATACTAAACAAGCTACTATTAAGCAAAAAGAGTTTGATCTAAAACAAGATCAAGATGCTAAATTAGCTTTACAAAACTTAAATGCTAAAACTGCAGAAGAGGGTAGATCTCCTACTACTGAAGAAATTATAAACACACTCTCAATTTATTTACCTGCTGAAAAACTTGCTCCATTATTACAAACTTCTGCTGATAAACAAGCATGGAGAGATATGGAAGTTAAACGCATGGAATTACAACATGAGGATAGACTTCTATTAGCTAAAGAAAGACAAGCAGATAAAAAAGAAATAGAAGCTATTAGACAAGAAAATAGAAAAGAGTTAGAGGGATTAAAAGCTTCTCTTAATCCTAAAGGAACTAAGACATCTGTATTTGAAAGAGGTTATGCAAATAACTTCGTAACATCCTCAGCTGAGCTTGTACCTGCTACGACTAACTTAAACATCTTAACTCAAGGTGGTGTATCTCCTATTACAGCAGGTGTGTTCACTAACCTTAAAGGTACTGGTTTACTATCAGCTACTGGTGCTGCATTTGGTACTACTATTACTTCTGCAGAAGCTGGTCAATATGAATCCATTATGCTTCCAGTGATACAAAACATTGGTACAATGCAAAATGCTGGTAGAAGAACTACAATTGCTCAATTAGATAATTTAAAGAATGCTCTTATTGCTAAACCAGGTCAACCGTATGTTGTTCAAATACAAAAGATGGGTGAACTTCGTCAGATTGCTGAAGCAGCTACTGAAGCAGCTATGGCTAACCCAGCTTTATCTGATGAACAAAAAGCATTGGTTAAAGGTAATCTAGAGAAAGTTAAAGCAGCTATTCCATTTACTGGAGCTGATGTAGCTAAGTTTAGTGTTTATTCTAAGAAGAATCCTAATGTTAAATTTAAAGATTGGCTAAAAGAGAATGGATCTGAAAAGAATATTCCTGAGAAAGCACCTCAAGCAGCTTTAGATAAGTTAGCAAGTGATAGATCATTAGCTCCTGCATTTAAAGCTAAGTATGGATATTTACCTGAAGGATATTAAGCATGGCTGAAGCAAATCCGTTTGATAATTTAGAAACAACTTCTCCTACTACAGGAGGTAATCCATTCGATCAATTTGATAGCCTTCCTACAGTTGATTTAGCTACAGTTGATTCTGCTGTTGAACAATCCACTCCTAGTGGTTTCTTTGACCCTACAGCACCACAAGACTTTAGTCTTAAAAATGTAGCTGTTGGTGCAGGTATTGGGGCTGGAGTAGGTACTTTAATTGGTGGTTTCCCATTCGGTACATTAGGTGGAGCTGTCTCAGGTGCCGCTGGCACTGGAGCTGGTGAAGTTAGTCGTACTATGGGTGCATCACCTGCTACTCAAATAACTACAGAATTAGTTGCTGGTGGTCTTCCAAGTGCTATTAAAAAGTTTGGTACTAAGGCATTAGGTTTAGTTACATGGAAAGGTGAAAGACTTTCTAATATGCTAAAGAGTACTTCAGATGAAGAGTTTGCAGCATTAGCATCTAAAGAAAAGACTTTTGGTTCTCCTACATTTAAAGGTTTATACACAACAAAGAATTCTGACTTAACACAAAGTGCCTTAAAGAGTGACTTAGTGAATAGTGGTATTCAAGTAGCCGATGATGAACTTGCTTCTACAGCTGTTAGAAAACAATTATACGCTAATATGAAGGCTAACAATCCGTTTGTTAAGTCAACTGAATATGCTGAACTAGGTGATGAGATTGCTGCTTTAAGAGCTAGAAATCTTATTAGTCCTGCTGAAGAAAAGAACTTAGAGAAGATTTTAAAGAATCAACTTAATACTAACCCTAAGATAGCTAGTACAGCTAACCAAGACATTCTTAACCTTATCCAAAATGGTGGTGCATACACTGTAGAAGGGCAAACAAAGACTATGATTTCTCCTGATGCTCAAAGAGTATTAAGAGATCAATTCAATAAGTATCTTGAAAGAAACACTGGTAAGAAGGGTTATGACTATCTAAAAGGAATTGAACAGCAAGAGTTTATTGCTTCTGCTAGAGATAGTATTCCTACACTAGTTGCTACTAAGTTTACTAAACTAGATGAGCCTTATAAACTAGCTCTATCTAATATTGCTAAATCACCTGAAGGTAAGATGGAGTTTGCTAAAGCAGTTGATCAGCACTTCTATAACTTAGGTGAGACAGTAGAAGTAGCTGGTAAGAAAGTAGGTAAAGAAATATCCCCTGATAAGCTTATGAAAGAGTTTATTCGTTTAAGACCTGCTATTGAAGAAAGTGGTGTAATGTCAAGAGTACAACTAGAAGAACTTACTAGAAGAATCTCAGGACTACCTTCTATGGCTGATAAAGCTTTATCTAAAAAGTATATCACTGACATTATTAGAGGATCAATAATTGGTGCAGGGGCTTCTAAAGTTTCTAGCACTACCCCTGTAGTACTTCCTATGTAATAAAAAAGGGGCGTTAAGCCCCTTAATTATTTAGCCATCATATACAAACCAACATTCCCTAGTGCATATCCAAAGTAACATACACCCATTCCATTATTACCTAGATAGAACTGCTCAACACTAATATATGAATAGATGAGCCCTGTAATGATGATTAGTATATGACTCATTTACTCACCTTCTTCATCCCATTCTAGCATAACTCTAAGAATTGCAAGATCAAGAAGGAGTATCCACCCCTTCCCTTTCCTACCAATCTGTTTATAACTCATGTGTTCAAATCCTACATTAACTCCACTAATAAATTCTGATCCAAAATAATACATTAGTTTACCTCGCAAGTTCCACCAGCACAAGCCAAGTTATCTTTAGCTTCTGTATGGTCGTCAGTTTCAATTACTTTCGTTAAGTCTATTTCTTGAAGATGTTTAAACATTTCATCGAAGGTTTCTTTAGTACAGTCTTCAAATGGAGCTTGTTGATAAGTGCCTCCATTATAAGGTAGTACAGAGATACCAGTATAGTTATAACGATTCTCCCACATCCATTTACCACATTCTTCCCACTCATCATCTTTCAATGAAATGGTACAAGAAACATTGTGTTTATTATCACCTCTATCGTGACCATAAGCTACCCACTCTAAGTTAAATTTCTTAACTCGTTCTAAGATTTCTTTGTAGCTTTCAGTACGAAGGATAGAACCTTCAGGAGCTTTCTGAGGGAAACTCATAACAGCTTCTAAGTGTGGTTTCCATACACAGTCTTCAATTAAAGCAGGTACAGTTGAAGTCATATATCTGTATAATGGTTCATTCTTACCTACACGCATACGTCTAATATAGTAATCATTGTGCCAAGCATGAATACCACTACTGCTACCAAGTACCAAAGAAGTAGTCCCAGCAGGCTTGACAGTAGTAATTCTTGCAGACTCATTGATGCCAATAATCTTTGCAACTCGTTTATTTTCTTCTTTAGCCTCACCTGCAGCCTCCGCTAAGTTTAATTTAAGAACACCACCTGAAGCAATACCTGTCATAGAAACACCAAGTAGTGCATCCTCTTCAGAAGTTTCTTTCCATACACTTCTTAGATAGTGGAAGTCAGTGTAGCCAGCTTGTAATGTACCAATGAATGCTGCAGCTCTAACACGAGCATTAAGTGTGTCTTGAGTAGTTACATCTGATACATTAACCTCTACTAGATTACAATAAGAGTTAGGTCTTAAACTAATTTCAGCACATGGATTAGTACCTACATCATAGTTATTAGTCCAAAACACTCCAGGCTCACCTGCACCTGATTGTTCTACTCGTTTCCAAATCGAGACCCACTCTTCTTCTGTAATCTCTTCACGATTTAAAGTCACTGAATTATTAGCTCTACCTCGTTGTGGATTAAGTTCCCACCAGTCACCACTCTTAGCTGACATCATGTCCATGTCATCTTTATCAAATAGAGAGATTAGTGCAGCACGACGAATACCACCTGATAGAACAGCATCAGCAATATGGCAGATCATATCATGTACTTCGATAGGTTCTAGCTTACGACCAACAGCATTGTTTAACACACTACGAAGCTTATCTAAGCAGATGCGTAATGGGTCAGGACCAGGAGCCTTACCACCTGAAGTGATTAGTCTAGCACCTTTAGGTCTAATGTCTCTAAAGTCAAATACTGGGTCAGATTTACCAAGTGTATAGGCTTTAATTAATACTTTAACAGCATCAGCCCAACCCTCAATAGAATCTCCTACCAAGAATCGTCGTTGTTTAGGGGATGGACCAACGATAGTAGGGAGTCTATCTGTATGTCTGCGTTGTACGCTAAAGCCCACACCACTTCCCCCAAGTAAGTTAAACATGGTCTCGCTGAAAACGGCAGGATGATCGACAGGGGAATAAGCACAATTGAACATACGATTATTACTGAGTTCAATAGGAGTGCCACCGAACTGTAAGCTACGCATAGAAGGCAATACTTGACGATTGTAAACATATTTGTAAACATCTTTAATTTCCTCTTTTAACTGTGGATACTTCTTCATGTGCATGACCATGTTACGACTTACTAACTCTTCCCAAGTTTCTCTGCGTTGGGCTTCAGGGACATACTTAGCATATTTATTAAATATGGTGATGTCACTTAATATCTTCTGACTTTTATCCATTATCTTCTTTCTTATAGCGTAGTTATATAAATTAATCGGAGGAAGTATTATCTCCAAGTTCCAATTCATTGACCAATCTCTCGAACTTATCCTCAATTTTGTCTTGGAAGGCATAGACTAAATCCTCAGTAGTAAGTCCAAGAAGGTCAATTAAATCTACTTCTGAAACTTGTTCAATAATCTTTTCTTGTAATTCAGTTAATGTTATCATGTTTTCAATTCTTTTAATAGTTCTACATAGTGAATGACTTTATCTAGGTCTTTAGATCCACCCTTGTCTTTCCATCTGCAGATATATTTAATTATGTTTCCTTCGATAAAAGGTATATTATTTTTAGTTATAAACTCTATGGGTTGTATAGTATATTTTTTATAATGATCTCCTTCTACTTGTTTTTTTAATGCACTCATTTCTTCACCTCTTCCTTTTCCATTTCTTTAATTACTTTATTAGATATAATATTACCAACAAAAGTTCCTGATGTATTCACTAGAAAATCTGCACAACCACTACAAGATAGTATTAAAGTAATTAGAATAATACTTCTTAATGTGTGTAACATATTATACACAATTAGTTACATTACCGCAAGTTGTACAGGTAATAATGCGACCATCCATAATGTAAGTTTGTGTGTGACAAGCATAAGCTTTTATTGCTACTATTGCTAGAATAATACCTAATATGATTGTTAATTTTTTCATAATTTTTCCTTAAATACTCATTACTTTTAGAGAACCTTTTTCTTTAAGATTCTTATTATCTCTAAACCAATTGCCACAAGCACGGCACTGATAGCGTTGATACTTACCTGCACTTGTTAAATTAAATCCTCTTCTTTGGAAGTTCTTAGAAGAGCAAGTAGGGCAACATAAGTCAGTGTTGTCAAGAAGGTTATGATTGAGATGATTCTTAATCCAAGGTTTAAATCTCTCATAAACTTTCTCTAAAAGAATAACATCATTCTTGTTATATTCTTCCATAAGTTTCCATGCTTTAGGGATACCTGCCATACATTGTACCCATAACTCATGACCACTATGCTCAGTCTTCTTACCTAAACCCAATGATTGTGCTACATAGTCTAGTTTGTTCGATACAAACCTAAATCTACTTTTAGCTACAGTCAATAAGTCAATCTCTTTAAAAGGAGCTGGAGGAAACATTCCATGCAATAAGAATTCTTTATTGAGTGATGGAATATCAAATCGTTTCCCATTGTAGTGGATGACAGCATCAGCTTCATCAAGAAGCTTATGAATGCCAGCTA